ACTCATCATCATTATAATGGATAACAGGACTCACATATGAAGGTTCGTTCATAGCCAGGAGATCTCTAGCCACATTCGTCAACATGCCTAACAAGCCTGAGAATTCTGGAGGCTTCTCCATATCCAATGGCTTAGCTTTGGCCCAGTTTAAGCGAACGTTTGCACCCAATTTGCGACGAGCATTGAACACCACATTCGACAAGATGTTGTGAGCTTCCAACTCTCCAGGACCTGTCAGACAGTCGAATATCCTATCTTGTAAGTTGTATATGGTCAACCAGTCTATAAAGATACCATTGATGACATCATCAATTTTACCTCTTTCCGTAGCTGCCAACAACTTTCTGAGCATAAGATCTGGATTCTTGAAAACCTTGCCTTTGCATTCAATGAAAGAGCAGAATGAACCTCTTTCAGAATAAAAGCCTACTTTCTCTACGGCGCGATCAACAGATTGCCAAATTTTGTATATGGGTTTTATAGCTAGATCCCGATACACCAGGCTATCATCACCAGACCATTTAGAGGGCTCTCCAGGGCGCAAATCGTACTTCAGACTGACCCTGGCCATATTCCCAAATGTGTTCTTGATCCAAGTGAGTATCTCGCCTGAGAATGTCATTATACCGGTTAGAACTTTGTTGAGGATCAGTGTTTTCTTGTACTTGCTATATCCCTCCACTAAAAGCTCAGGTATCTCGAAATGCCGCATCATGCACTCTAGCAATGTGACGTATGCTCCGGTCATTGACATATCCTGAAGAGTTAGGTCACTCTCCCAGTAACCGTCAACGTTGCTGGCGTAGTTGTACGTCCAAGACATCATGTCTGCGTAAGACTTTCCAGCATGAATGTATACTGACTCCGGTACGTGCTGCAGTAGCTTTCTGAGTAGGTAAACCCCCATTCCACCGAATTTGTAGAGGTACTCGTCATTTGCTATCATGATACTTTGCAGAGGTGATGCGTCTTTTATCTCATCGGATTTCAGCTTTAGTTGAGCTTTAGCAGTTAGTACATAACCGTAATCAGGCTCGGATCTGGGCAGGGATGCCTTCTGCAGTGCTTGTGATCTAGACTGCCGTCTGGCTTCAAACTCAGCGGTGCAAGCTGCGAACTCATCTGCGTTAAAGGGCACTTTTTCGCCCCACAGCAGGAAGGTTTTAAGAGATGCCCAGAGATTCAAACCGTAATCCCGTTCGTTCTTGACTTCAAGTTCGTTCAGAATAAGCGTGGATCTTCTAACTCTTTCCTTCACCATGCTAGCGAAGCTTGTTTGGTCCTTAGAGTTCTGCAACAACCCTAGATTTATGGCTAAGGGCTTAAACATTAGGGGGTTAGCTTCAGGAGACTTCTCCTGCATTAAACGCCGCATTGCCCGTCTTTGTTTATCACCCAACCAATAGCCTTTAGGAGCCATGCCTTCGATCACAGCGTCAGCGTCCATTCGCCACATGTACTCATCAGGAGCCTGGTGTGAATATCCGTAACGGTCAGACCACAGTTCACGCGAGAACCTCTCACGTATTTTACTGGTCACGTCCTCTAGATAATCAGCTTGTAGCGCTCTGATGTTGCTTGTCGGTACACTCACTGGTGCTACTTCAGCTTCAGTCACGCTGACAGGTTCATCTACCAAGGTACGATAGCCTAATGCTCGCAATTTGACCATAGGATGGGCGGCCTCGCCTGTCACTACGTCCAGTTGCTTGTAGAACTTGGCTCCCCCTATTTCTACTATTTCAGAACCATCAACGTAACCTGATATCTGGTAATGATGCTTGACTTGTTCCCAATTTCTGCACTCATTGGGTGGGAATGCTAAGATGATTCGCATACCGTCTGGCATACCTCCCATGGCCTTCCGGAAGTCTATGACATTTGTTGGATCGGGCTCTACATGCCTATGCAATCCTACGGAATCCTTGTAGCCGAGTAATCTACCCAAAGGTCCCCGCATGTTTGCCCTAGTAGAGTTAGTTCCCTCCACGTTAGCAGTAATGTATATCACGCACCGAGGGGCTCGAGTTAGTGCAACCCAAAGAATCTCTTTGCCAATTAGGTTGACGACAGTCATGCTTATGTTAACGATGGACAACTTGACCGTCAGCCCTTGCGAAGATGACATTGTTTGTGAGTCCATGAGGTTAAGCATGTCGTTCGCCGATACTGCTGCCTTGCTGGCTTCCAGCAGCGTGTGATTGGAGAACCAATCCTTGAGCATGTCATCGGTGAATTTGCTTTCGGGGTACACTCGTCGGAGGTCTTGCCAATCAGTAACTTGTGCATCAGTAAACCTCAAACCACCTCCTATGTGTTCATACTTTGTTGGTGTGCAAAACAAAGTGCCTAGAGCGGATCCGAATCTCATACTGCCCCACACAAAGAAGTCACAATGTGGTCGCAACATCTCTAGAGTAGATTTGTCTCCATTAAGGGGACAGTCCCCTTCTGGCTCGTGCCAAGCTCCTTGGAAAATATCCCCACAGAATATCACATTAGTGATTGCTGGCTTCAGCAAACACATAAGTTCTAAATAACCTGGTGGATATTTGTTTTCGTCCAAGACAAGTAGAGAAGCAGATGCTGTAGTTGCTAAGGCAAGCTCTAGTGTGAGACACATTGCTTTCGGACTGGGACGACCGTTCTTTGTCTTTTCGGTCATGCCAATTTTCGTCGCCCAGTCTTCCCTGAGTACCTTATTAGCTATAGATACCTGGAATGCCCCTATGTGATGCAAGAATGCCTGTCGCAGCTTGTCAGCTAATGGCTTAGACTTTGAACAACCGGGATCTCCAATGATAACAGCTATCTCAATTTGCCTACCCTTCATCTTGTCGGATTTCAACATCGCTGTTAGGAACCTGTCCCAGCCCTCCAGTTCATCCCTATTCACTGGATTATCCATTAACGTGCCCACTGATCGAGTTCTCAGACATCTTAAGAACTTCTCAGCACGTGCTGGAGAGGGTGTGTACGGCTTCCATCTTACCAGGGCCAGCTTCGAGACTTCTCGAATAGCGCTGGCACCAGCCTTTGATGATCTACTCTCGAAGGTTGGTCTGTACGACACGCGGATCGGCATCACACTAGCAATATCAATCTCCCAATGGTTATCACGCAGGTCAATGTGATAGGGTTTTCCAACTCTCACGCCAGCTTCCCTAGCTGCCCTCCGATCTTCATGGACCACTACTAGCAGGTTGAAATGCACCGCTAAAACGTCAAGTGACTTGTACGTCAAGCCGACTTCTATGTTAGCTTCGTCTGCCAGAGGCATTATGGTGCACAGAGCCATCCAAACTGCTGCAGGTTCGATTGTTTTTCTGTGAAGAACGGTCAACAATTTAGCCAAAGCAACTGGTAAACAATCCTCTTCAGGATAATCCCTTGGAGCGCTTCGTAAAGGCCATGCTGGAACCAAATTTACTCGAAGACCAGCTGAATGAGAGTACCTATCGTCCCACCAAGCTGACGGGGTTGATGTTGTAGTGTGCATCATGGTAGTGATTTCACCTTCCAATTTTGCACTCAAGTTCTTCTGATCAACACCCTCACGAGGGACTGGTTCGTCTACGCCTTCTGGTATCACAGGCAAAACGGAAGGGTATTTCCATTGTGTAATCCCCAAAGGAACCTGCGGCGCCAAATGTGATGTTAGGACGCTTTCCAATCCTGCTCGATATTCATCAATAGGCACTGGCAGGTCGGGTAAATCCTCTGGTCTGTCTGGTTCACTGTCCGATTCATCGCTTGAGCTGCTTTTGCAATCATCCATTGAACATGGTGGAAATAGATCTGCTATTCGCTTGATGGGATTTGTTGGTCCTGTAGAGTCAAGCCATCTAAGGTTGCTGTCGCTTTCTGTCTCAGATGACTCATCAGCGTTGTAGTAATTTACCAGCATGTCTGACTCAGAGCCCGAGCCCTTCTTCGGAGCTTTGACAGTCTTCCTCAACAAGAGGGTATCTTTGCCTGGCAGTCTGCGCTTCTTGACTACTGGCTTCTCCTTGATGTAAGAGGATTGGTAAATTTCAGCCCATTTCGCTTTGAGTTCAGATGATCCCTTGGTGGCTAGGTTGAACCTATTGATGGTGGGAAAGATTCTAACTGGGTCGATGACTTCATCCACCCTTATCCCATCTCGCAGTTCAATTTGCCACGGGGTCAAGTCATCAGCCATCACCTTTCGAAACACCAGCTTAAATGAACTCCACCAACTTTCTTTGCAATCATCGCTTATTACGAACTTCGTATCAAAAGCATATGCATTACTAGGCTTGGCGGAGACTCTAAGATCTGATAGGCAAATGGTCTGCAAGGGGTGTGGTTCTTGACAGAGCTTAAGCCACCTCCTGACGTACTTCCTGGAAAACTTCGAAGCTGCCCATTTTTCTAGACGCCCAATTGTGTTATACCTGATCATGCCCACAAAGTCTGTGTAGTATTTGTCCACGTTGTCTTCAACTATGGAACCATACTTCACTATTACTAGTACGCAAACAACCAGCATTTTCTTGGTGTTCTCGTCCATCCAATACTTCTCGGGGTTTAGGCTCATCCGTAGTTTAGCCCTAAGTTCTCTTGGCTTCAAGTTCGGCATGGACTGTGCGTAATCTATCAGGCTTGTGAACACTTCACGAGGGACGGGATCACTCTCGTACTGATTTCTGGTCACTTTCATTAACTCCATGTAGCCATAATCCGGTACTACTAGATTCCTGGGAACATCCACTGGGAACCTTGTCACGATTTGTACATGGGTATTGAGCTTACTAGCAACCACTTGACAGTATAGGAGTTGCATCCCGTTGTCGGAAGATATCGTCCGAGCTAGTAGTAAACTAGCATCGAACGGCTGGGAATACGCTCCTCCACTATCACCCTCCGGCTTGTAGATTAGTGTGTTACCCTCAACCTTGTGTTGCCACAGCGAAGGCTTAGGGCTCACAGAACTAAAAAGAGCCGGGAGTGGGAATTCATGAACGAAAATCCCAATCATCATCTTCACATTCTTCTTGAACATGAAAGCTACCTCAGCTGGGCTGAAGAAATGCCCGCTCTCATGGAACACTGCCGTAGGCGTCTCGATTGTTGCAAGGTCAAACACCTTATCGCACACACTGTCATAGCGGCCCAAATCCTTGGCGTCCCTAATGAAGTTGTTAGACACAACTTTGATTTTAGGGCAAGCATTGCTCAGAATTTGTCGATACTCCTCCTTAGCAGAGCATAATGTCGTATCTGACTTCAGATACTTTGGTAGCTCTACTATTAGTGTGTAACGCCTGACAGCTGCATGGACAGGGTGACTATGTGTCTCTGGGTGATCCTTCAGGAAAGGAATGCCATTGGATGTAGCCCATTCCTGGTTCTCCTTCTTTATGTACCACGGGCAAATTTCCAAGGCTTTATTCATTGCAGTTGACACTTCACCCCCAATCATAGCATCGACAGCTTCTTGTTGGGTGAATGTCCTTAGTGAAGCTATGGCATTGCTCAATGGATTTGTATCATCGGACACCAGTTTTGTCAAATTTTCCTCTAGTATTTCGATGAACTGGTCCATCTTTCCCCACTCTGAGCCCGGATTTTGTTCCATTGTCACGTCAAAAGATGCCATCATCTTATCACGAATGGGGCCGCAGACGGGGTCGCTAAAGAACCGATTCGGAAAACGGCCAGCCCTCACGATGTGCAGATCTCCGTCAGGCATGATCTGGTAGCAAACTAAATAGTCAAAATCTAGTTCCTTTCCTTGCCTTGACCGATATTCCTTCAAAACATCTGCGCTGGTGATTTCATTGCCAGAATGTTTCCCTATCATGAACAGGAAGTGTTTCCAACATTCACCAGGTGAGCGCACATAGACTGGCTCCTCACGTGTCCTCGTGCTTGAACACGTAGCCTCGGGAAAATCCTCCATGCTGTCGTAGACCGCCTCAACATTGTCATCAAAGATTGCGGTGAGTTTGTCGAACCCGTCGGCCTCTGGGAAAAAGCTATTGTCAATGCTGATTTCCTCTACCTCGCCTTCGTGTACCAGATAATTGTCAGAAGGAGTGATGTCATCATCACCCTCCTCGTCAATTACTGCAATGAACGGCTTGCATGGAATTTCCAAAGCTGCGATCAGGTCCGCCTTCCTGCGATTATAATCAAAGCGTGCCAATAGGCGCATATGGTTCTTTGCACCCTTCGAGCTATATTCGGACTTCTCGACGATTACCCAGTCATCAACTTCTACTTGAGTATCTTCAACGGGGTTACTCTCAGAGTTTTCCTCATCATCTGGAACATCCTCGATAAACGCGTGCGGCTCTACCTTGGCTTCTTCAAGAGCTTCGAAGGCCTCCAGTTCTTCGTCATAGTCACCCAATTCAACTTCTTCCATCCTTTCCTCCTGGACGACTACGATTGGTTGTGATACAACTGTCACTGGAGCTTGAACAGGCTTCTTGCCCTCGAAGACGAAATCGCACAGTTGCTTGATCCTATCCTTGTCATCATAGATAGTTTTTGGCAACCCAGTCTTGAAATGTTTCATAGAGGCGATGGTTCTTTGTGTGTCTCTATCCTCAGAACCACTGAAACTCTGGATATACTCCTCAATAAAAGCCAAGTGTTCAGACCTTTTAGAGTTTGAGATCACCGCTAATTTAGAGCGATCCATTTGATCCCTGAAATCAGAACTATAAGGTGAATAGCGCAACGGAGGCTTCTTCATTGCTACAAACGCCTTGCTGTTCTTTATAGACTTCAAGCGCCCTACTCGTCCAAACACTTGGAGCATTTCCGGGGCCGTCATCGGCACTAGAAGGCTTTCAGGTTCGTAAAGGTCATAAGCAGGGCTCTGTATCAACGTTGAGAAGAAATCGTATTGCGGTCTGACTCTCATGCCCTCATCCATGACAACACGGATGGGTAGCGTTATTGACTCTTGAAGTACTTCAGTAGCCGCAATGATTGTCTTCCCAGCTTTACATGATCGATCTATGTCAGCCATTGTAGCCGGTTTGGCTTTCGACAAATCTGAACCAAAAAGCTTCTTGATATTGCCTCCTGAAACGCGGTAGACAACGGCTTTATGATGGGGATCAGCGAATATTTTTGCAGCTCTATCAACGGCTCCATTAGTGGGACAAATGTACAGCCCACTGTCTTTGGAATCCTTCAATTCGTCCATCATCATGTCGGGGTAGACAGAGTATACGAATTTCAATACCGAAGGATATGGTGTTGAAGCATCCGCTTGATGCCCGGAAAAGGGCGGTGATGCCGTCACAAGTAGGAGTTGCCGCGAAGGAATCACGGAAATGCAACCCAACAACCCAGCTGTAACATTGTGAGCTTCATCGATCATCATCAGTTCGTCCGCTTTTACTATCTTAGGCCCATCTATCCATGCATTAATGGTCTTGAGTGTCATTTGGCGTCCCTTGGTGACATCACCAAAAGATTTAGACACACCTCCAGCTCGGAACGTCACGCCAGATATACCCTCTAAATTGTGGGCTTTGTACCAATCGAACGCCTGCTCAACTGATTTGATCTTCTCGGTGATTAAGGTTATTGATTTAAAACCTAATTCAGCGCAGATCAAACCAGGGGCAAACTTGGTTTTCCCTAGCCCACACGGAGCGGTGAACAACCTCCCTTTGGCCAAAGGGGAAATGCCACTTTTCACGTAATCAGCTATTTTAAGAGGATTGCCAGTGTTTTTGATGACAAAATCACCAGAATTGGGCACAGCCTCAACATTCAAGAAGAGAGACTTCATCTCTTCCAGGGAGTTGTCAGAGGTACCATACGAATCCAACCAACTAGCGCTGACTTCCACAGGCGCATTCTTCACGTAACTCGCAGAGAGGGGGGAGCGTTCTCTCTTCTCGAGTGCAGACAACGGCATATGCTTTACGAAACAAGGACGACAAGTGCAGCAATGAGCTGCACCATCTTCGTCAAGGGAAACGGCGTGGGATTCCAGGCCACAAGGGCCTTCTGAAAACCACGACATTCGGG